ATCCATAATGGAAAACCACCTAATTCGATAGTTGACCATTTTTTCTCGGTGGTGGTATTATCAGACACACCACAAACCCATGCACTTCCACCGTATGAAAGTATCACTACGGTATTCGCCATCCTTGTAGACTGGTTTTGGTAGTTGTTTCCACCTGTTGTAAAGAACGCGACAGCTAAGCTACCTGTACAATCAAACGGAAGTTTGTACAAGGGCCACAAATTAATACCAGGATAACGGTTATCAGTGAACATATTCTGCAACGTGCTTTGATTTTCTTCTGTGGCGGTTACTTCCACATACATGCTAATCTGCATAAGTTTAAGGGTTTCATTGTAAAATAACACTTGTCGCTGAAACTGCCGGTTCCATTCATAACTTAATTTTTTTGTAAGACCAGGGTTAATTACAACTGTATCATCCTGTGAAAGAGCAATGTATCTTTTCCACTGATTTACATTTGAAATAGCGTTAACCTTTCCTAATGCTTCACCAGCAGCCGTTTGTGCGTTTCCTGCTGTAACATTAGCGTTGTCAGCTTTAGTGTTAGCGTTGTCTGCCTGTTCTGCTGCTCCGTTAGCTGTTTCCTGTGCAGCCTGTGCCGTTTCCAACGCAGCCCTAGCTGTAGCATCCGCCCTGCTGCCACTATCCGCAGCAGCTTTAACGGCAGCATCAATAGAACTAAAAGCTCCATTAACATCAACCAACCAAGACGGTTTATCCGTCCCTAACCACTGTGGCAAATTGTAATTTGGTGTTTTGTTTGTAAAACTCATAATTAAATCCTCCCTAAAATTTTTATGCAGCCACACCGTTGAAATCATAATCAAACGCTGTAATCTGTTTACCATCATACACGCTCGCCGTTAATTCAAGCGCATCATACTCCGCAGCCGTTAAAGCATTTGGCTGATGCTGAGTAATTAACCAGTTAATAACATCTTTATAAAATACCACCTGTCCTGTGATAGGGCTGCGCATGTAAAATCTTTCGTCAAGTTTAAGTAGTTTTTTACTATATACATCATAGTCAAAAGCGCTTAAACCTAAATCATCATACTCGGACGCGGTAAGATGGAGATTATCATACTCTTGCGCAGTCAGCGCGTAGTACTTAAATACCCAGGTCATGTAGTTAAGTACATCTTGTAATACCTGTAACTTACCGGTAATCGGATTAACTACCATGACTTTTTGTATTTCTGGAATCATGTCGATTACCTTTTGGATTTCTGCATCAATGTACGATTTAAGTTTATCGTCTTGTGCATCGACATACTGTCTTAAATATTGCAACTGGTTATTAATGCTGATAGTCAAATCGTTAATCTTTTTCAGCACCCAGCTCTGCTGTTCGTCAATTGCATTATTTACAAACATCTCCAACGCTTTCATTTTAGCTTCGTTGTCCGCTAACTGGGCGTTAACTTTGTTTTGCAACGAATCAAACTTAATGTTTAATTCATTTCTTAAGCCATCCACCTGCTGGTCAACATAACCCGTAAAATCATCACCAAATCCATTTACTGTCTCAATGACTTCATTCATCTTGTATTCAATTTTACATAGTTGTTCATACAAGCTCATGCAATCACTGAACGTTAAAGGTAAAATTGATTTACACTTAATTGTCAAGGGTGTAATATCACCTAACATTTTAAACCCCCTTCTTAATAGATATTCATAAACAATTCAGACAATTCCTCAATTATCATCGTGTCTATGTTTAAAAAAGTGTCCCTGTACTCCTGCAAATACCCGGAGAAACTCCCCCCTCCAGCCTTACCTATAACAGTTTCCAGATAGTTTTCGGTCGTGTTTGCATTTTCATTGTCTGTAACGTTTGTGTCACTGCTTGAATCAGTTGTTGTGTTCCCGTCGTTTGTTGTTGTGCTTTTTCCTGTAGCGGTACTGTCCACATTAGTGTACGTTGTAAGATATTTTAAATCCTTAACGTTGTCAATCTGACCCTGCGGTGTGTCACTATAACCAGTACCACTGTTTCCAGTTTCATTGCTGTCCACAACAATATCGTTTGTGCTGTCCGTTACGCTATTGCTTTTGTTGTTAGTTGTGCTTAACTTATCTCTTTTTTCGTCCCTAGTTCTGTCGTTTACTCTTCTTAAGTCTGTGTCGTGCATTGGGTTAAATTCTATTGTTGCGCTTTTGTAAAGCTGGTTATAATAAGGCATTATTTCATTCAGTTTTCTGTTAAGAAAAAACTTAAATTTTCCATAAGTTTCCAACCCGATTTCACGGAACCAATAATGCTCCATTATCTTTGTTTCAAGCACACTTTTGTACTGCGGGTCGTATAGAGGGTAGTTAAAATCAAACAATAACGGCCTAGCTTGATTAATCACATCATAGGTGTTAGTTAATCCGACTCGTTTTTGGACTCCGGTGATTGATTCGCAGATGGTTCGGAGTTCTGTTGTGTACTTTGCCATGGGTTTTCACCTCCTCCATATTGTCGGTATCTAACGTCCACCTCGGCTTCCAGTTCGTCCGCAAAAATCTCGTTAATCCATTTGCACGCGTCTTTTCTCGCGTTAAGCATTGTAAAACGCTGCGCCCTTAATAACTCTTCGTTACTTTCAACCTCATCCGTAATCAGTCTCTCTTTTTTGTCGATATTAGCATTATCAATCCCCAAAAATGTTAGTGCTTCATTCCAAATCATGTTCTTGGCAATCATAAGTTGCGGATACCGTTCTGGCACGTCTGTCTTGATACATTTAATGTCGTTTTCCTGCAAATGTTTATCACCAAATATTACAGGGTAGTTGCCATCGTATTTATCATAGACAGCCTTTAACGTTTTCTGTTGTGCTTCGGTGCCGTATAACAGTAACGGTGTTTTTTGTCCGTTTATGTTTACGTCAATAGCACGCTGTATGTTTGTTAATCTTTCAGCAAAAAGTTGTATAGATAATGCGGTTGGTTGTCTGAGATAATTATTCCAGATTATTACACTGTCCTGGTCGTCGCACTGCTGATTAAATCCTGTAATGTCGTAGGCCCTTCTTCTTATCGGTATTCGATACATGTTAAGGGGCCCTTCCAAGGTGCATTGTAGTGTAAAAAATCCCTTGTTTAAATGGTCCTGGAAAAATAGTGCATATCCAAATTCAAAAAGAATCAACTCTAAAAATCTTGCGTCACACGTTGGGGGTAAGTTTATCCACTCAAACTGGTTGATAGCTAATTCTTTCAACCTGTAATAATAGTCAAAAAAGGTTGCATTGTTAAACCATTGTGGATTCTTCTCACAAACGTCCAGGCCATTAAGATTAAATCTAGTCTTTCCCATTTTCTTACCCCTTTCCTTACGTGTAATTTACCTTACCAAAATCTCTCACATAGTAATCCCCGCCTTGACCTATAACCGTGGTTTTTTCAAAAACCCCGTCTGTTCCACCCCCGGGTTTACCAGTGTTTCCACTAATATATGTTATGGTATTACCATTTACAGCAGATACAACCCCACAATGGTGTAATACAGTGGCACTTTGTTTTGTTATAAAAAATAATACGTCTCCTGGTTCTGGTAACTGCCCGCCAACTTCCGCTTTCCATGTTGACCCCATTGCTGTCATATCATCATACAATTTTTGGACCGCAGCGTTAGGTGGTACTTGGTCTGATACACCAGCTTCGTAGGCGCAATAGGTTAAGCAAGTACAGCACCATGCATCTTTAACATAACTACCGTAATACCAGCGTTGAAACATTCCTATTGTTTCATCCCATTCTTGCGCGCCAATGTATTTACGCATAACAGTGTCAATTCTTGTTTTTGTCGGAACCGTTGTGTATATTGCTTCAATATTGCAGTCGTTAGGAGGCATAATAAATACAGATGGTGTGGTGCTATCATCAATAAACTGCCCTCCGTTGTATGTCACCCAACGCTGGAAATTTACCGTTGTATCAGCAGCGATTTGCACATTTTCATATGCTTGGTATGACCCACTCCCGGTTCCACCTGTTACTGTTAAGTTATACTTATCAGTTGGAGGTGGTATAGGTGTCCCACCATTATCTCGGGTGTAGTCGCCTACCCAATCACCATGCCAAAATGTAACACCGTTATCCAACATTTCTTTGATTTTGACAAGGTGTGGTGTCGGTGCCCCGCCTATGACCTTAGCGTCAACTGTTTTAACATAGTTCCAGCTTGGCCTACCTGTAATGTTAGGTACCTTTACTCGGTTAACTCTGTATCCAAAAGCACTAAAGTATTCGTCAATACTTCTAGCAATTTCTGCCTTTATGGTTTTCTGCTCTAACATAAAACCATATTTGTATAACGATACATTAGTATATCCATTTCCGATTGTTCCGCCAATCGCATTAGGTATAATACTATGCACTTCTTTTTCTTCGCGCATGGATGATACTTGATTGTTTAACCCGCTAAATGTACTAGCTGCAAAGTTAGCCACACCTGCACCAGCTAATACGGCATTACCGCTTAAGGCCCCACCTACCGCTAACAAAGAGTTTGTTGCAACATTAAAGTCATTTCTGTCAAGCTGATATCCCCAACGGATAGACTGATTAGCTAACCAACTAGCATACACGTTATTTACCCATGTACATTGTGGGTAATTTCCTAACGCTACAGATTCGTTAAAGTTAGTTGTAACACCTTTATAGTCTTGTGGATAACATATGATTCTTCCGTTAGGCGTAGCTACTCCTCTAAATACAACGTTGGGTGTGTTTCCACTAAAAAATTCATAACGTAAAATAACCGCGTTACCCTCGTTATTGCTTATCTGTAAACACCGATACGGATAACATAATAACTTGTTATTTTTGGGAGTGTAGCCATTAAGGGTATTTGTATTAGGTACGGAAAGATTTGTTGCCGTTCTCACACTCGCTGGTAAATATCCCCCACTGCTTCCACCGGATACAATATCTTTAGGCACCATGTACATTGATACAATAGCGTCTGTTTTCCCCGCCCCGTTAATTGCTTCTATTAGTGTGGGTAGTAGTGACCCTGTAGTCCAGTTGTCCGAATCAAATAAATAGTAAGACGCTCCGCTGTATATACCCGCGTAAACGTAACCACCAGCAGGAGGAAATGAGGTATCCTTTAAATCTACCGTTGACCCTACAACAATCCACCAGTCTGTAAAATTTTTTTGAGTAAAGGATGTGCAAACGTAATCGCCTAATGCTAAACCCTCGTCAATTAGATTAGCACCTACGCTATCATCATTAACATGTTCACGCTCCACAAAGCAAGCGGGAATGTTTATGTCAAACATATAGGTTTGGTATGCGTCAATCTCAAAGTAGACTTTTGTCATTACTTCGCTCTCATATTCGATATTAGTGATAAACGCGTAAAACCATTTATCACCAAATTGAGGATTGCGATAACATAAATAGTTACAATCTACTAACGAGTCATATTGTGCAGGGTATCTTATCATCGAGTTTTCACGCTGATATGATAAATCACCAGCAGAGTATTGGGTTTTTCCTGCAAAAAATGATTCCTGCGATGCCCTGCTATCAAAAGTAAGTTGGTCCCTATAGGTATTATCAAGGGGTACCGCCCGGCATAACCGGACGGTTGTTATTGGTGCGAATGCCATAATATACCCCCATTATTAATTAGGTTAAAGTAATAGTTGCAGTACCGGATTTTGTATTATCCAGTTTGGAAGTGGCAGTTACCGTCAGACTGTCTACGGTAATACCCGGTTTAATAGTTACAAGACCGCTACTGTCAACGCTAGCATTAGCGTCCTCTGTAATCGTCCAGGTCACATTATTACTAATAAGACCAGTTCCGGTTACTGTCGCGGTAAGCTGTACGGTTCCACCAGCGGCTTTTGTTACGCTCGCGGTTCCAGGTGTAATGGCTACAGAGGTTACAGACGGCGCTGTAGTTGTAAAAGCAACAACGTTTTTAAACGGGCTATAAGATAACGTTTCCCAATGGTGGAGGAAATAGTTATAGTATAACCTGGATGCAACGTAATCGCTAGTCATGGTAAAATAGTTATCAAAAACCATAAACCAATCTTCATCGGCTGCAATTGCAATTACACCGTCTTTTTCAAGTCCACCAAAATCATCCACAATTACTCGGCTCCCGATAAAATTGGTTTTATCCATGTTAAAGGCACTCGCCAAAACTTCGACGTCTACCGTGGCTGCCACGCTGGAAAGGATAAATATAACCTGCTCATCCAACGGTGTATGGGTGGTAACACCCATAAAGTTACTGTCGCTGCGCATAAAGGTTAAATCAAGTGCTGTCTGTCTGAATACTGTCATAGTCTTTTTAGCGTTTACGTCGCTGTCAAGTCCTGGCACCGTTACAGGTCTTAAAGCTCCACGCACTCCTGCTTCAAAAAACACATTTTTCATCAACAGGAATTCGTCATATTCATCGGACGTATAAACGGCTTTGATGATTTTGGAAACCAAATCTTCCACGCCCTGGTAAGACAGGAAAGCGGTTCTTAAGTCGTCATTCTGAATGGTTACAGGGTACTTATCCTGTCTGTTACGCTTGTGAAACGCTGCAAGAACGTTTGGTAACCGTCTTTCAAACTCATCCTGCGCAGCCGTTTTTCCCTGGTCGTCCACCAGATAATACGGCTCAGCCTTAATGATATTTACAAAAATTTCCTCAACGGTTTCACCGAGGGACATCATTCCCTTTTTAAAACGCTTAAGAGGGTTGTTGTAAGAACGGCTGGTGATAATCACCATACCGATTCTGTTCACCAGTGCGTCCAGAAATTCGTTACGAGTTGCTTCGTAGTTCAGAATCGGATTCCCGATTTCTGCAATGTTGTCCTGGGTTGCCTCTGGAACCCTGTCTTTGTATGCCTGGGACGCATCGCTTCTGATTACGTTTAAAAGCAGCATTCCGTTTGGCACCGCGCTGTACTGCTCCGCTGCATACTTACTTTTTACTGGCATTTATTAATCCTCCTTCTCTGCCTTTTTCCATAAATCATCAAATGACAGCTCCTTACCGTCGTCTTTGATATCTTCCTTCTGTTCCCGCTCCATTTCTTCTTTTCCTGGGCGGTCGTTCCTGGAACCACGCATGCGATAACGTCTGTTATCGTTCCGTAACTTGTCAACCTCTGCTATTAAGTCGTCATAATCAGCATCGTACCGGTCCAGTTCTTCTTCGTACCATTCAAACTTTTCCCTTAACTGCTGATACAGGCCGTCATAATCGGTTTCATCGGTTCCATTGCGCAACTGCTCCTCAATCTTATCATACCACCCGCGCTCTTCCCGTCTGTCCTCTCTTGCATCTTCGGACCGTTTTTCATTGTCCTGCCGTTCATCACGTCGACCCCTCCGGTCTGTCTCATCGTCGTCTTTCCTACGATAACGGTCCTCTTCGTCGTTGCGTCTCCGGTAATCCTCGCGCTCGTCAAAATCCCTGCGCGCACGTCTGGACCACTCTCTGCTTCTTGCAGCCATAGCTTTCCCTCCTTATTTATAATTGTTAAGGTCGTTTTTATCCATGATAACAGGATAATTTTTGTATGCAATATCCATATCCACTTTTCCCTGTATACCTGGAACCGACCCTTTATCTGTAGTCTGCCACATTCCACATTTGCGTCCAGGTGCATTAGCATAACGTGCAAACCACATATCATAGTTTTTTGTTACGTCACTTGACTGGTAATATTTTAAGTAAAAGTCATTGTTTGTGTAAAACCCACAGTAAAAACCATGTTTTTCCATTGTGTCACAAAAAGCACGAGTACAATCAAGCACAAAAGTCCGTGTTGGTTTTACACCGTTTTTAGCTGCATAAGATTCGCTGGCATATTCCCAATCATACATAATTGGATACGGTATTTTGTGATTACCAATAAACTGCACTAATATGCGCGCTTCGTTCGCTGCCATTTCTGCTGATAAAGGATACCCAAACCAGTATAACCCAAACGGTATGTTTAATCGTTCACATTCCGCTATGTTTCGTGTGGCTTTGTTGTCTATGGTGTTTCGCCCAAAACCAGCCCGTATCATAGCAAAGTCTATGTGCGGTTTTACGGCGTCCCAATCAATCGTTCCTTGGAAATAGGATACATCAATACCTTTAAACAATTTTTTCGTCCCCCAATCTGTCGACTAACTTTGTCATAACAATTGTGTTATTGTTAATGACGGTTGCAAGGTTATCTACTTCGGATTTGTGACGTTCCTGATTTTCGTTTCTGTCCTTGCGTTCTTTTTCTCCCCGGTCATACACGTACCATGCCATAGCGACACATGCGACGAATGGGAAGGCATAGTTGCTTAACAAATTTGCCCAGTCCATTATTTCACCCCCTTTTCCTACTACTTTTAATTATATCAAAAGTATTGACAAATGTCAAGCACATATGGTATAATAATAATAGATATAGTGTGCTTGGAGGTGACAACTTGTCATATTATGACGGAACAAAATTACTCAGCCTTTTAGATATTAACGGTAAAAAGCCAGAAATTTATATGGTAACAACAAACCGTACGGGTGGTAAAACGACGTGGTTCAGCTCATTCCTTGTGAGAAAGTTTATTAAAAAACAAGAAAAATTTATGTTGTTATACCGTTATAATTATGAGTTATCAGATTGTGCCGAAAAATTCTTTAATGACATACACTATTTGTATTTTAACGACTACAATTTAAAGAGTCAGTGTAGGGCAAATGGAATGTTTCACGAATTGTTTTTAAATGATAAATCGTGTGGTTATGCTGTAGCACTTAATAATGCTGACACGCTTAAAAAATATAGTCATCTGTTTAATAATGTTGAACGTATGTTTTTTGATGAGTTCCAGTCAGAAATGAATAAATATTGCACGGACGAGATAAGAAAATTGTTATCTATACACACCAGTGTAGCTAGAGGTAGGGGAAAACAAGTGCGTTATGTGCCTGTGTATATGTGTGGTAATACGGTTAGTTTACTTAACCCATATTATACCGCTATGGGGATTAGTGACAGACTGATGAATGATACAAAGTTTCTTAAGGGTGACGGGTTCGTCCTGGAACAAGGTTTTATAGAATCCGCTTCAAAAGCGCAACTAGAATCTGGTTTTAATCGTGCTTTTTCTAGCAGCGATTATGTTGCGTATGCTACACAAAATGTTTACCTTAATGATAACTATTCATTTATTGATAAACCTGCGGGGAGGGGTAGATATCTTGCGACTGTTAAATATCTTAATAAACATTATGCTATTTATGATTATGATAGCCTGGGTATCCTTTATGTTACTGATAGCTATGACAGTAGCTTTCCTTACAGATTGTGTCTTACAACAGATGACCATAATATTAACTACGTTATGTTAAGTAAAAATAGTCTTATGATTAACAATTATCGTATGTTGTTTAATCGGGGATGTTTTAGATTTAAAAATCTTGATAGTAAACAAATGCTGCTTAAATTATTATCTTACTAGGTATCTGCATGGGTGCTGCAATATTTACATACGCAGATGTCACACTGTCAAAAGTGCTGCAAATGTTTTGGGTTATGACAGCCCACTTATTGTACCCTATGTTATAGATATAAAAAGCCCGGCTTTTATAGTCGGGCTTTTAATAAGTACTTGCGCAAATACTTATAAATTTTACATTAAAATAGTTAAAATTGCAACTATAACTATTACTATTAATTCAAATTCTCTCATATGTTAATACTCCTTAATTATAAGTGTTGCATATCAATCATAATTAATACAATACTTACAATAAAAATAGAAATTGTGATGAATGATAATACAATACTCAAAACTTTATTTTGTAATAATTCTGATATGATAGTTAAACTAAAACATATTAAAGCTAAGGCCACTAACAGCATTACTGTTTCTCTCATTTTAATCCTCCTTAAATTTTCTTAATTTCTTCTTTGTCATATGATAACCTTTCTTCTCCAGCACGATACCTCCGGGCATTCTTACTGGTTTTAATCCTTCGTTAAGTTTAAGACCTTCTTTAAAATCAGTGATATCATATTTATCCAAAAATTCTTGTTTCGCATCTTCTGACATTCCGGCACACCTTATGTTATAAAATGGTTCTACTTCTTCTCCATCAACGTGTGTTACGTGTTCCATGTAAGTTTTCTGTCTTACAAAAACAGCTTTATCCCAATATGATTCTAGCTTCCAGGCACAAAACGAAGTGGGATGAATTCTAATTCCCTTAACATCTTCGGGTTTTCCACTACAATGAATTGAATCGGTATCGCAATAAATAAAACCATCTTTGTTCACACCGTGATAATTGGCTTGTGCTGCATTGATTACAAATCGTCTTGCGTATGACGTTATTGCACTTCCTACAGCTATAAATCCCGGTTTCTTTTCGTGTTCTTCAACAATTTCAAAACCTAACACATTTTTGCTATTGATGTAAGGCAGCTTATAGCTAGAGCTGTCATTAGCAGCAAACTTTCCGTATAGGTTATTTAAGTAAAGTTTGGCTAATTCTCGTTCAGCGTCAACACTGTTTTCTTTAATTTTTTTATACTTGTACATGTAATCATCAAATAAACCTATCGCTTTCATAAAATAACATCCGTCAAGTACTTGTAGGTCTATCGGGTTATAGTGTTTTAAAAATAATTCGTAATCAACACATGTCATAGTCATTGTTACGTAACTATCGTGTTTAACCCCTTGTTTCATGTAATAACGTTTGTAGGTTCCACTTTGATAGTCATAGTAATCGCTAGTGGTCAGATAATCTGTCCCATTATATAGTAGGGTCCCCTTTATCTGTACTGTAGGTAACATCCCCTCTTTAATGTTAAATCTGCATCTTATCCTAACAAAATAATACTTGTTATCAACCTCTTTTGGGATATCTCCTTTCCAAAACATGGGTTTTCCTACTGGATAATAGTTACCAGATTCGCTTGACATATTGGATGGGTATGAACTATTAATATCTGCTGTCCAGCCGTTAGAGTAAATCTTATTTTCCTTGCCTTTAACTAGATAACAGTAACCGCCACGATATGAATGTCTTATGTATGCGTCTGCATTAGATTCGCCATATAAATCGGGGTCAATCTCTATTTCTGTTAGGTTAGGAAAAAAGTTATTAAAATCTGTCTTATCGTAGGTGCTTTTAAATTCCTCTAAACAGCATGAGCCAATTGTAAGTTTTTGATGCCCCCTTTCAAACATTATTTCAAGAGCTTCTTTCACAACTAATACGTCATTGGCTATGTACTCTTTTTCTTCGTCGGTTATTTCACAGCCAGCGTAACGAAAACCTTCGTATTTCATGTCGAGCTTTTTGTGTTTTGTCTTAAAAGATTTACCGATTCGCTTTACACTAAAAGGCAACAACTTTAAACTGTCTCTAAACTCTATTACAGTTTGGCCTTTTTTAATTGTAATAGTATACCATGCGCCACGGTCACTGATAGCACACTTAAACTCGTTTGTTTTCATTTTACCCTCTGCCACACGGTTCCATTTATAGCCGTTACGCAATAACCAGTCAACGATAAAATTTCCGTCAAACTTAAGGTTATGAAAATATCCAACAACGTTCACATTAAGACTAAAAATGTAACCTAAAAAATCTTGGATACTATGTAAAATAGAAACATCTTCCGTGTTCAGTTCAACTACAGCAGCAGCCCATACCTCCGTATATTGCTGGCCTTTATAAACCGTTGTTTCAAAATCGCATACGTAATATTTATAGTTGCGGGTGCGCACATCTTTATGCCCTCCATATTAAAATTCATAATTATCCACGTCCAAAAATTCCTCATCGGCTTCCATGGCTTCCATCGCATCTTCCATGACTTCCTCTCGCCCACCTTCGCTTGCGCCGATTAGGTCAAGGATTCCGTGCAGCTTTCCAGTTAAAATTTCTGAATCTGATACACCCTCCCATCCGGGCCATTGCCCCTCAGATTTAGCTTTTTCTAATGCCTCTGCAAAATCGTCCGGTCCATATTTTTGCATTGAGCGGTTATACCAACGTGTGATATAGTTAAATAGCTTTTCATTTCTTCCGTATATCTGAGTCATTTCCATCTGGAAATTGGTAAATATTTGGTTATTGTAATCTACATAATCTGGTTGTTGGTTAGTTGGAATTTTTGTTGATACAGTAGATTTATTTATTGGACGTCGTTTAACACCAGTTTTACGTGTCTGCGCTGCTCTCTTTGCTGCGGTACTTCGCTCTAATTTTCGCCCAGCTTCTCCTGTTAAAATTTCTCCGGTTTCCTGGTCAATATAACGTGATTTTGTGTATAGGTCTGGTGTTTTTATTTTGGCTAACCGCGCAACACTTGACTTTGTAACTCGCTTAGGTCTAGGAGGTAAAACGTTTTCTGGAACTGTATAACCACGCTGTTCCATCCTTTTAATCTGACGCTTTATTCTAGCTCGTTCTTTATTGTACGCTTTCTTTGTCTCAGATGCCATGTTTTTTCTAGCCATTTAATCACCCCCATTTGATAAAGATAAAGGGGAGTATTAACTCCCCTTACGACTTATTAGTCAATTGCTAACCGGCAATCAACGTAATTCTTACCTGCCTTGGAAACACCAGACGTTTTTATAATGCTAAATGGTTTTTCCTCAAAAAGCTCAAATATCTCTTCAAATGACCTCTTAAAGGTTGCTGACTGACAACACCATACCTTTGTGGTCCCGTCAACACTTCCTATTACGGATAGCAATTCGGATGTCTCGCCCTTAGCGTTCTGGTCCTCGCACAGAAGATAGCCAGAAACATCCATACGTGTAAAATCTGGGACATCCTTAACTGACATAATACCGGGGTCGTGGGTCATAAGATACTTTTCTACATTTGTGAAATCTCTGCTGGTTTTTAAAATTGTCATTGTTCGTTCCTCCTGTTAGGTTAGTTTAATGGTTTCTGCTGAGATGCTGGTCTGGTTACTTCCACTGCCATTTCCATAAAATCCTTAACGGTTATACCCATTACCTTCTCGTTATGTTCGATGGATACGACTATTGATGGATGGTAGTCCGGGTCGTTGTTTTCTTTGATGACAAATTTAAGGGCTTTTTCCTTGTCGTCAATCTTAAACGGCGCGATATAAGTGCGATTACTTGCCTCGCCTGCCATTTCGGATACCCCGAGCACAATAATTTCAGTGGATGTGATTGTTCTTGTTACCATTGGTTCTCTCTTTGTTGCTTTTACTTCTGACATTTTTCTTTCCTCCGTTTTCATTGTTTTGAGTTGTATAATAAGCGGTGGAACGTGGGATGCTTTTTACCGCTTATTTTCAATTGGAATAATGGTAAGATGAATAATAGAGATTTCACCTGTATGAATGAAACCTAATAAGGTTTCCGGGTCTGTTATTGGTCCAAGATAGTCGGTTCTTACAGTTAGCATGTATTCTTCCGTTAAGACGTATATAGTTGCGTATGCGGACCCTATATGCATAACGTGTGAACTTAATACCTTGTTTCCGTAGACTAATTGTTCGTATAAGGTTTTAATCATCTTATTCACCTCCATCTACTATTAATTATATCGTATGGGTATGAACAAATTATGAACAAACTTTTAATAAATTATGAATTTCTGCTCGTCCATCAAATGCTAATTTACTGAACTAATTCTTTAAACTTCATATCTTAATCCTCCTTA